CAAGATCATGGGTCATAGTGTAGGAACAGCTCAAAAAGTCTATGTGAAGGATAGTGAGGATATGGAAGAAGTAGGGGACGGATAATATTGTAATTTACAATATTTAAAATCTTAAAATATTATCTATAATATAATATTATATGAAAGTATTAGAATTATTTAGTGGAACAAGAAGTATTGGAAAATGTTGTGATAAATTAGGATGGGAAAGTGTTTCAGTAGATTTAATACTTCCAGCTGATCATAAAGTAGATATAATGGATTTCGATTATAAACAATATGATAAAGATGAGTTTGATATTATATGGGCATCTCCTCCTTGCACAGAATATAGTAAATTACAAGATTGTTGGTTGAATAGAATGAAAAAAGGTGAAATATATACAAAAGAAATACAAGAAAAAAATATGAAAGAAGCTGATAAATTAGTTTTAAAATCATTAGAAATAATAAATTATTTTAATCCTACATATTGGTTTATTGAAAATCCATTAGGAAAATTAAAAGATAGACCTTTCATGAAAGATTTAAATATGTATAAAGTAGATTATTGTATGTATAGTGATTGGGGATATAGAAAAAGGACTTGTATATGGACAAACAAATTAGATTTTGAACCCTTACTATGTAATAAAAAATGTGGAAATATGGTTGGTAATCTTCACAAAACTAATTTAGGAAATGCTGATAGAATAAAAAGAGCAAATATAGATAATGTTAAAAAAATAAATGGATTAACTCAACATGATAGATATAGAGTTCCAGAGGATTTAATTTTCAGTTTATTTTTGTTGTAATTTACAACATTCTAATCAAATGATAAAACTATTTTTTCTCTTCTTATTGTTAGACAATTTATAACTTGTTTTTTAGATATAGCTTTTTCTTGAAGCATCTGTTTCACCTGTGGAGAGATCAGGGGTTTAAATACTTCCTTAACTTTACAGCAATTATTCATGAGCTTACAGCATCGACGGACAGATGGAATGTCTCCATATTGTTTAATATAATTCATATCATCTACTATATCTTGCAAATTACTATAACTTGTATAATTCAAATCATATTTATTATTACAATATCTTATAATTGATTTACATATATTCATAATATTATTTTTCTCTTTTATATTTAATGTTTTCTTTGGATTAGGTTTTGATAGATAAATAAATAAATCTTGTTTAGTATCAATTCCATAAACATTATCTTTTTTTATATCTTCTTCTTTTTCATGATAATAAGAAACTAATTTATCTTGTATTTCTTTTTTATTAATACTATGATTAAATATGACTGGAACATTCAGGCTATTAATGAGATGAATTAAATCTTGTTTTGAAAAGCTTTTATGTATCATTATATAATAGATTACATTTTAATTTTTAGTTATTTTTAACGGCGAAATTAATATATATCCTATACTATAAAGATGCCTCCCAAAGTCAAAATGCTCCCTGTGAATGAGATTGTAAAATTAATAGCCAGTCATAATAAGCTGTCTAAAATTACTATGCCCAAGGGAAAAGAAAGGACACGCCCTAACTTAATTAAAGCAATTGAAGATGCAGGATTTAAATTAAATCATGAAAAGAAGAGAATTGAAAGAGGTGTTAAAACACAAGAAAGAAAAACAGATCCTAAAAAAGATGCATCAAAAGATCCTAAAAAAATTACTATGTCTATTAAACCTCCTTTAAATACTATGAAAATTAAACCTCCTGCTTCAAAACCTACAAACATGAAGACACTTCGAGAGAGGATTGATGGATTGCTTACTACTGCCCCTGCACAAGTCAAAAAGTTTAAAGCAGAAGGAATGAAANNNANAACATTAAAAGANCTACAAAAATTAANAAGTAAATATAGGAGACCTTTTCAACAAGCATTTTCAAACTTGATAGATAGTATCGATGAAGAGCCATGGTGGGAAAAAGCANNAGANAGAGATGAAGATTTATTTGATACACTTGATATGAACTTTGATAAGAAATTAGATAAAGGATTTNATAATGCTTTTGATGAAATACAAAAAGGATTAAAAGAAGTTGTAGTAAGAGATATAGCTACTAAATTAAATAGGAGATTTACAACAATAGAAGGAATTAAAAAGTATTTTAGAGAGTTCAAAGCAAAATACATGGATCAGTCAAGTTCAAGTGCCGTCGGTGGAAGTTTAAGGGAAAAATATGCAGATTGGATTGCTGAGAATGAAAAGAAATTACAAAAAGATTTACTTGCTATGGGAAAAGGTGAAGCCGAAAAAAAACCTAAATTAGAGTTAAAAAAACCGATGCCTAAAAAGGTTGTAATTTCCAAGGATAAAAAACCTCCTTTGAATACTATGAAAATAAAACCCAAATCAAAAGCAAAAGAAATGCAAACACAAACAGAAGGAGGAGAAAGCACTACATATAATCAAGCAAGGGAATTAATAAGGACTATGAGTTTAGGAAAAGAGTTTGAAGGAGAACAAGAAAAATCATGGAAGACACAACTTTCAGCTATATATAGACAGAGATTAAAAATAAATGAAGATGAATATGAAAAAAAATTAAGAAAATATATAAGTGAGCTGAAAAAGTTTAGAAAGGATAATAAATAACCGAAAAAACCTTAAAAAACATTAATAATAATAGATTAAATCATATAATACATCATTTTAATCTTAAATAGTTAATAAAAGCACTTAAAACAATAATTAATTTTAAAATTAGTGTCTCTTTAAGTCATTTTAGACACTAAAAGAGATTATAAACACTATAAATGACTATTTTAACTACTTAAAACATTAACATTATAAGATTATATATAAAATATGAATAATTTGAATGATTTGAGCAAGGACGAACTGATACATGAGCTTAATATTGCAGAATATTATCGAGATGAGATGAGAGATACATTAGAAAAGATAAAACATTTATTTAATATTAGTTTAGATAATATGCCTGATGATTGGACTGAAAATAATGATGAACATTTTGGAGATTATATTTATGGGAGTTTGAGAGAATATAAAAATAATCTTCAAAATTAAAATATATCTGTATTATATATAATGAATGAATTAGTTGATATTAAAATTATAGAAGCTAATAGACAATCTTCGAATGAGTTAGATGTAAATAATAAAGAAGGAACTGCATCATGGAGAAATAATTTAACTGATACAATACATTTAGAAGCTGGGGATAAGGTTTCAGTTTATAGTTCTTTTATTTCCGTTGATGGAGCAGGACAATCAAACACTATGGATATTAAGGGAAAATCATTAGGAGTTATTAAAACTTTATATGATACTCAAATTACTTCTNCGGCTATTACAGATACAGCTTCTACTGATTATAATATTGCTGGAAGTNNNAAGGAAGAAGTATTAAATAGATGGAAAAGAGGAGTGGGCGGAAATCATATTTCTCCTGTTGGAACTAATTTTGAATTAAGAGATAATGAAGTCAATATAGTTGTAAGTTATTATAAAAATATGGATTTAGATGGATATGTGCAACTTCCTCGAAGATTTGTTAAAAATCACCCATGGGAAACAACAGGGACAGGAGATTTTAATGGGTGGAGTATTCCTCGATATGATGTTTCAACAGAAGGAAGATGTTTGAGTAATCCTTGGGCTTGTTATATGGATACTGATTATAAATATTTTAGGAGTGCTTCTGGCGACCCTGTTGATAATTGTTTGAAATTAAGGAATGATGGAAGTAGATATACTTTAATGATTAGAAATGTAGCTCATTTTAAACTGGGAGCAGGAAATAATATTCTGTCCAGAGATGCATATAGACAAGGAGGAAGTGATTATAGTGTAGATCCTGAAAATGCTTTATATTATCAGTATAAAGAAATTAAAACATTATCTATTCCAAAAGGTTTTAATAGTGCTAATTATGTAGCAGAAGAATTAACAAGACAACTTCAAGAAATAGAAACTAATACTACTTTCACATATAGTAATATTGGATCTCATGAAACTATTTATAAAACTTATGAAAACTTTACAACTACTAAATTATTAGAAAGTAATACTTATAAAGCTTTTAATTGTGGAACTATCAATAATTATGAAGAATTGGGATTTAATGCTTTATTTACTCCTACGACTAATGATGATGTAGAGAGAGGACTTCAAGCTGGATATGTGCAGAATTATCAATATGTAGCTATGAAACGACCTGACCTCTATGAAATAGGTCAAAGAGTTAATCGAATACAGGGTTTAAGTAGTAGGAATAATATTCCTAATACTCCTGCTGATGCTGTCATACAAATTGATTTACAATATACAAAAGAAAACTTACAATTATTAAAAGATTTCTTTGATGTTCAACTTAATTATCCTGAAATATGGGACGAGAATAATTTGAGAACTGCTGAAACACAGGGAGATTTTTATGCTGATAATGTTGTAAAATCCACTAATTCAAGATATTTACACATGAACAGAAAAAACACAGGAAATTATATCACTCCTAATATTCCTGCATTTGAAACTTTATTAGGATTTGGATATTATGAACAAACTACGGACGGATATGATACTAATAAAGATGAATTATCAAGTCAAGTCATTTTTGTATATCATGATCCATTACAAAGTGAAAAATATTATGATAATCCTAATTTAAGTAGAGGAGAATTAACTTATGGGTCTTTTAGTCGCCAAGGAACAGGTTCATCTATATTCGATACAATTAATATTCACCCTAATTTAATTAAAAAACCAGATGGAACAGCTTTGGGTCTTCCTACAATCTTATATAATGGAAATGTAAGTATAGGATTTGATAGAAAGTTTGGGTTTGATTATCATTTCAACGCCTATGGAAATGCTACTATTATGTTATGGAATGGAAGGAGTAAAGAAGATATGGGGGCTGATATAGATAGAAGCATGACATTTAGACAAACTACAACATTATCACCAGAAGCAAGTGATCCTCTAACAGAAACGGAAGCTAATAGTCCTTTAAATCCAGCTATAAATACTAAAACTTATATTGGAAGTGATGCATCTACAATTGGATATGATGGAACACATTTCTTTTTTAGTAATTTTCATACTCCTAAAAATGTAGGAACTACATCTGGGGCTGGGAGTGAAAATGTAATAGCTGACAGCACAAATCCTCCTACACACCCTAATTTAGAGGATTTTGTAAATGGAGCTAATAATGTAGTTTATAAAATGAATGTAAAAGATGATTTTCTTCAATATAGTCCTGTAAGAATACCCTATGAACCTAATAGAAAAATAGGACTACAATCAGGAGTGGGGATTTTCTATCTATATCAACGACCTAATATAAATCAGGAATATTTTACTATTTTTGATAGTATTTGTGGATTATCTATTGAAGATTTCGGTGTAGGAGAAAATGAATGGGAAAGTAGTTTATGGGGATTAATGGGTTTTTCATATAATCAACTTCATAGCAAAAATAATGTAAGAACAAAAAGAATAGGAAGTAATAATGTTAATGATTTAAATATCATGACTACTAATGCAGAAGTTCCCATAGGAGATAGTAAAGTATTTAATCAAAATGCTTTCGGTCAGGCTACATATAATAATCAACTTACACAACCTCTCTCATTTGAGCAACCTGCTAATAGTTTATATTTACTATATCCTACTATTCAACAAAATACAACATCTTTAAAAATTATAGCACAAGACTTCCCTGTATCTATGGCGAGAGGTTATTATTCGATAAGAAGTGATATAGTTAGTGAAAGTCATTTTTTAGGTGGAAAAAAAGAAAATACTATAATGCCTATTGTTGCAGTTGTAGATAAGATGAACCCACAAGGAGACTTTTATTTTGGAACGGAAAGCTCTTTACAATTTACTATGACTGGGAATAGGGTTTTATCAAGTGTATCAGTATCCATTCATGATCCAGATGGAAGCCTTTCTAATGTAAGTGAATATTCTTCTGTTTTATTTAAGATTGAAAAACCCAGAAAATTAACCTATAATATTGCACAAGAAATAATGCTTGAAGAAGCACAACAACAACAACAAAAGAAAAAGAAATAGTCATCTTCATTCATGAATAGTCATCTTGACCCCCAAAATAGTCATCTTGAACCCCAATATAGTCATCTTGATTTTGAAGATGACTATGACGGCGAATATTTTTTATGATTTTTTATATTCTTTTTACTACTATAATACTACATAGAATAATATATTATTATTATTGTAATATACTATATATTATGAATAGTCATTATAGTCATCTTGAAACAGGTTTGAAAAAAAAATATTCATTCCCATTTTATAAGAGTTTTGACACCTACTATAATGACTATAATGACTATTCAAAAATGTTGTAATTTCCAATATTATTATTTAAACAAATAATAGAGATTATTATATATACTATATAATAGAGAATGATTGAAGATGAGCTTATCAAAAAAGCACTCGAACAATATAAAAGAAATCTTGTAAAATACAAGGAAACTTATGCACGGCGTAAATTAGATGAAGCATTTATGGAAGCTAATAGACAAAGGGCAAGAGATTATTATGTGAATAATCCTCAAAAGAAAAAAGAATATTATGAAAACAATAAAGAAAGACAAAAATGTCGGTCTATGTATAATTATTATAAAAAACAAGATAAAGTTGAATTATTTAAATCTAAATATCCAGAAAGATATAATTTATTGTTTCCTTCCTTGGAGTAAAGACATATCAAAAATAAACTCTGGATCATCAACAGGTTCTTCACCTGCTTCTAAATCCTTGGATTTTTCAAGGACATACTCCTTGGATAATACTTCACCTTCTTTAAGATGATCTTTAATATCTTGGAAATGATGATGTTTGTTAAGTTTCATGAGCTCATAATATTCTGGGGGATTGACACAAGGCATTTTATATTATAACAATATATTTTAATTGTAAATTACAATTTTTAATATTTCTTTTTTTTTGATTTATTTTTACCCCCAGACCCTTCAAAGATTTCTTTATCAACTATTTTATTATCACTTTTTTTAGGAGGTCTTACTGCAACATAATTCTTACTCATCTCCTCATGTTCAGGAAGTTTTTTATTATAAGTTGTTTTCCCCTTTTTCTTTTTTTGAACAGGCATTATATTATTGTATAATATTTTTTTTTCATTTTAAATTATTATATTTTATATAATATAAATGACTTCGATAATTCTATCTAACAGGGTTAATGAACGGAACCTTATTTTTGGGAAAGATGACAGCATCTATAAAGCATGGAGTTTTAGAAATAATATGTCTTCTAATGTTATTCTTCCACCTAATAGTCAAGTAGCTCTTCAATCCTGCAAAGTTAATGTAGATGGAACTTATGCTCTCTCTATAAATGGAGATATGTTTTATAATTATTATGGACAACAATTAGGAGGGGGAATTACTCAATATCAAACTACAAGTGCTCCTACTCAAACAATATTATCAGGAATTAGTGATGATGGAACTTTGAATGCTAATACAACTGGAATGGCTTTATTGATAGAGAGGGCTCTTAATTTATCCGCCCATAACCCAAATAACATGGCGAGATTTTCAGTAGAAAGAAAAGTAAATGCTACAACTGGGGAGTTTGAAGGATTTGTATATAAACTTATTGATCAATATAAAGGAACTACTAATAATATATCAACTTACGCCGTGTCTGGATTTACTCCTAATCAATATTATAATAATGCTCCTGCTAAAAACTGGGTTTATGCTATTAATGGAGGAAATGGTGAGTTTGAAGCAGATAGTCATAAACCTTATCCAGCAGTAGCCGTTCTTCCTGAACTTCCTATAAGTCTTATTAATGGAGAGTTTATTGTAGATTTTGATGATGCTAATGGAAAAGATGTAGATTGGGCAATAGGACTAACAAGAAGTAATACACATGGAGAAGCTGGATTATCTTTTAATCGACCCCTCGCCCCTAAATATTGGAGCAAACAAAGAGGCGGAGATTGGGATTTTGAGTTTTACGCCGATTATGTAGTATATAGATATGGAGATATGTTATATCTTGCACATACTATTATCAATCCTGCTGAAACACAGGGATATACAGGCGGACACCCTTATTCAACATATACAAAGGATTTAGATTATACAAAGGGTCAGGGTGATCTCCGTGCTAATTATAATTTGAATACTAATGCTGATGCTTATACACAACTTAAATGGACTATTAAAAATGAACAAATTAAAATTGAACTATTAAAGGCTGATAATACAAGCACTCTTTTATATGAATATAAAGCTGTTGGAACTGACGGCAGAACTAAACATGAAAATCTAAAACCTATTAGTCAGGCGTGTCGATGTCTTCACCCTATCTTACATGTAGCCACTACACCTGCTATAACTGATGCTAAATTAGTTGTTTCCAAGTATAATGGAGCAGTTCTGGGAGCTAATAAAGATGTAGGAATTGATGCATCATTCAACAAATATAATGCTGGGGATAATGATGGACTATTTCAAGGCTGGTTTGAATATTTAAGAAATATAGGACAATCTCAAACCCTATGGGCATTTGAAACTCGTGATTGGAATAATTATGATCCTAATAATAATAATACTCATACTTATCTGGGATTACAAAATACAGATAAAAATCTTGCAGGAGAACCTGTATTAATTGTAAAACCTGATGAAAGCTATTTCAACTCTGGAAATGCTAATACAAGTGAAATAATGGGATTTAGGAATGATGCTGTTGTAGATACATTTGAACTGGGAACTGGTATATTAAGTGATACATTTATTCAAGAAAGCACAACAATCCCAAGGCTACTAAATACTCGTGCTATATTTGTTAGACTGGATAATCTCCCTACAAACAATATTAATGCTTTTAAAGGTAATAATACAACTATTCTGGCTATGCTTCCTCGCCTCAACAATCAGGCAGAAACAGGACGGATTTTCTATGAACCGAATAATCTCATGTATGTAGATCTGGGAAACACACAAGAAATAAGAATTAATAGTTTCGATATTTCCTTCTGTAATGTAGATGAAACATTTTCAACTATGCTGTCTGGTCAGTCTGTCGTAGTGCTACATTTTAAGGTGAAGGGTGAATAAACTATTAATGATTTTATAAAAAACAGACATTAAACTAATTAGATTAAATGAATGCTTTTATTAGTTTGATAATTTAGAAAAATGTGTTATTTTTTAATTTATTTTTAGAAATATTTTTTTATATTTGTTAATATATAAGAATGAATAATAGTAATCTTCCTCCACAATTACAATATGATTTTTTAGGAGAAAGTGAAGAAGAAGTGCATAGTGAAACAGGAGAAGAAAACCCTAATTTCATATATAATGATGATGAACCCATGAATGATAAAGATTGTAATATACAAGAAAAGATTGTAGATTTTGTAGAACCTGAACCGATTAGAGATGAGGAGATATTTGATATGGGAGAAGTTGTGAAACCTGTTGAAAAAAAACCTAAAAAAAATGTTGTAATTTCCAATATTAATGCAGGTGGAACAGAAGCTACACCTCCACCTCCTCCTTCGGTGCCGTTAAAGGCAAATGGAAAACCTGTTAAATTAAATAAGAATGGAAAACCCAGAAAACAAATATCCCCTGAACATCTGGCGAAACTACAAGAAGCACGGAAGAAAGCATTAGAAACACGGAGAGCTAATAAAAAAGAAAAAGTAAATACAAAAGAATTAGAAAGGAAAAAGAAACAATTATTAATTGAAAAACAACAAATAGAAGTTAGTGAATTAGAAGAACAAGTAAAAACTAAATCTACTAAACCTATTCAAAAAGTAGAATATGTAAATGGACTTACAAAAGAGGATCTATATACTGCACAATTAGAAGCTATAACTAAATATGATGCTGTAAGAAAAGCACAGAAGAAACAGAAGAAAGAGGAGAAAATGATTGAAACACAGAAAAAAGAAATGTTAAATAAAATCCAACAATCAGGCTGGAAAAATACGGCAGGAATATATGGAAATTGTTTCTAATATATATATATATGTGGATAGTTGTTAGACAAGATGAAAGATATGGATATATGACTTATCATGAGGCTATACAAGATATAAACCGAATTGATATAAAATGGAATGGATTATTTTATGTAAAAAAATAAAATATAATATAATATATAACTATAATATAATGGAAACTAAAACTCCTCCAAAATTAAGAAAAGTTAAGGATTTAGAAGGTGATGAGAAGTTTGAAGGATTACACCCTAACCTCCCAAAGCCACCGAATATGATCCTTTTATTAGGTGCTATAAAATCATCCAAATCGAATTGCATAATTAACCTTTTACTTTCAAAAGACTTTTATTTAGGGAGATTTGAAAAAGTGAGGGTTCTATCATCGACATTACACATGGATAATAAGGGAAAGCTCATGAATAAACATTTTGATTGTGATGATCATTATGAGGATATGTTTATAGATGCAATAGTAGATGAACAGGGAAAATATAGTAAAGAAGAAAGACCTACATATTGTTTAGTTATGGATGATATATTAGATCAATCATTCTGTAAAAGAAACTCTAAACTTGCTTTTTTTATAACCAAGATGAGACACTATTTAGATATGACAATTATTTCCAGTCAAAGCATAAATCATGTTCCCAGTTTGATTAGAGCCCAAAGCACCGATATTCTTGTAGGTCGCCAAAATAATGAAAAAGAGAAAATTAAAATAAAAGAACAATATGCAGGTTTATTAGGAGAAAATGGAGATGAAACATTTGATAGATTATATAAAGAAGTTCATTCAACTCCTTATAATTTTATGTATATTAGAAATACTACAAATCCAGCAGAAGTATATTTTAACTTTGAAAGAAAAATACACCCATAATAATAATGTTTAATTTTTTTTAGTAATAAATAATAATATTATATATATTATAAAATGGACTTATATTCGAGTAATGTTGGGAGCATACATGGAAATATGAGGAATAAAGCACGAGCAGAATACAATTCACATATTATAGATAATAATAATGCTCTGGCGAACACCATAGCTGGACTAAAAGAACAACAAAAAGAAAATGAATATTTATCAAGTGCTAAAAATCTTGTATCAAGTGCTTATTCAGGTGGAGCTTATGCAACTAAACTGGCTGAACATAAAGCATTTACAGAAGCAGGAGGATCTGGATTTGGAATTAAACAAGCATATAGAAATCTTCGAGCTAATCCAGAAGGGTCATTAGAAGCTATTTCAAATAGAGTAGTTGAAAGAGTAAATCCAGAAGGAGTTCAACAATCTTTANCACAAGCTCAATCTCCCCTTGATGCTCATGTAGAAGAACATGGAACACCTTCAAGTGAAGCAGTTGATAATCCTATGGCGGAAGGAAGAGCAGGAGTAAGTGAGGCAGAACACGGAGAAGAGATGGCTTCATCTCTGGGGCGTGAGGGAGTATCATCAGTAGAGGGAGGAGCAGAGGCTCTTGCCTCTACTGGAAAATGGGTAGGTAGAGTTGGAAAAGGTTTGGGAATTGCAGGGGGTCTGGCGACAGGTGGAATGGCTCTGGCTGATGATTTTAAAGGTGGGTTTCATATAGCAGGACACAATACAGCTGAAAAAATTGCAAATGTGGGGCAGATTATAGGAGCAGGTTTAGATGTAGTAGGAACAATAGCACCTCCTCTGGCTCTATTAGGTGGAGTATTTGATATTTTATCAGGTATTATAGGGGGAGCAGGTAATATTGAAGAAGGTGAAGATGCTGAAAAGGATTTAGATAAAAAAGAAGTAGAACAAAAACAAAAAGAAGTAGAAGTTTCAAGTGTAGGAGCTCAACAGATTACAACAGGTAGGACTATGTAAATATTGTAATTTACAATCTTTTTTTTTAGGAATTATTCACTCTCAAATATTCTTCTGGATATATTGAACACTCTCTATGGATACTTTTTTTAACACTCATTATTTTTAATTTGTAAATATTGTAATTTACAATAAAATATAACATATATATAATATACTATAATATGGAGATAGGAAAGATGGAAGACTTTACTATTGATCAATTTGCAGGGTCTATGGCTTTAATACTGGGAAGTATAGGAGGGCTACTCATGATTATATGGAAGTCTCGATGTGAATGTGATATGAATTGTTGTTATGTATGGAAATGTCATAGGAGACCTCCCCCAGATGATACAGGGGAAGGAAGTGATGAAGAAAGTATAGTTCCTAAAACAAAACCCCCTCTTCCTTCAAGACCTCCATCTGTGGAAGCTGTGGAACAACAACCTTAATAATTTAAGATTACTTATTTAAAGATTTATGAATATTATTATCTATACTAAAAAGAGAAAAGGCGGACAGAGAAATAATTAAATCCCCAGAAATAAAATATAAGCCATAATATATGAATATCCGTTCCATCAAATCCTTTGTTGAAGAAATTGAAGAAAAACATAATGTTCCTTGTTATAGAAAGATACAAGTCAATCTTGTAAATGGTGTAAAAAAACCTTGTGCAGATCATAAGAACTGGACACCTGAACAAATTAAAAATGATAGAGGACATGGAAATAATTATAGTATTTCCTTGAAGCATGTTCCAGATTTATTTTGTGTTGATTTCGATGAAAAAGATATAGCTGATTGTGAATTATATGATTTACTAAATGAAGATTGTGTAGCTACAACTGAAACAAATAAAGGATCTCATTATTATTGTTATATTCGTAATGTTCCAAAATATAAATGTGAAACAAAAATATTAGTTGATAATGTAGAATGTGATTTAATTAAATGGGGAAATAATATGTGGGAAGTAGATACAAGACAAATTAAAGGTGATTTGAAAGAATATGAATGGAATGATTTGAAAGATTATTTTAATCTTAAAAGAATGAACTTTATTAATTCTCCTGTTGTTAGTCCAGTTCAATCTCCTAATCAAAGTGAAGAAGAAAATGATATTGATTATGAAATACAAAATATTCCTATTCCTAAATGTAATGAAGAAGAGTTTAAAATACATATTGCATCATTCAAGCCTCGTTATAATTATGATGACTGGTTGAAAGTTGGTTTTATTTGTTATAATAATTTTGATGGTAGTGATATTGGATTAAAATATTGGAATAACTATTCCAAAGATGATGAAGAAAATTATGAAGGTAAAAAAGCATTAAAATTAAAATGGAAATCCTTTAATGGAGATGGAAATAAATTATCTTATAAACAATTTATTAAATGGAATATAATTGATTATCCCCCTAAAAATAAATATCATGGTTGGTTTCTAAATGGAGAGGATTATTTCATGGAAGAAATGAATAAAGAATGCATGTATTATACACTCACAGGAGATATATTGTATTTTTCAAGGAATATGTATATTAGAAATAAACCTGCTGTTTGTAAGCAGTATTATAAAAAATATTCGTTTGTTAGTGAAGCTGATGAAAAGGAAGTAAAAACTACAAATCCATTCGATTTATGGTTTGGACATATAGATAGAAAAGATATTGATAAAATTGTATTTAATCCAAAAGGAGAGAGTGAGATAGATGAGTTTAATATTTGGAAGGGATTTAAAATACANCCTAAAAATNAAGGAGACCCTGAAAAGATTAAACCCTTTTTGGATCACATNAAACATATATGGGCNGATGATAATGAAGATACATATAATTATATTCTAAATTGGTTTAGTAGATTAATTCAACAACCTTGGAAAAAGAATAATATATGTTTAGTCTTACATTCCATAGAAGGTGTAGGGAAATCATTTATTCTTGATATGATTGGAAAGATAATAGGAAATGATTATTATATCTCTACAAGTAATCTTAAAAATATTCTGGGAGAGTTTAATGGAGATGCAGAGGGAAAGATATTAGTTAATTTAAATGAAACTGGAATGTGGTATGATAAAAAAGTTGTAGGAAGTTTTAAGGAGTTTATTACAGACAGCACTATATCAATTAATAAAAAAGGAGTTCAACAATATACTATTGAAAATTATTGTAATACTATCATGACTACTAATGAAGATCATATTGTTAATATCGATGGAAATGATAGAAGATTTAATATTCTCGAATGTAAGAATGTTAAATATGGAAAAGAGTATTATAAGAATATTGCACAAACAAATATTCAAGATATAGCTGATTATTTATATTCAAGAGATATTACTAATTATGATAGTAGAGATTTCAAGAAAAGTGAATTACATTTACAACAGGTTAAGAAAAATATGGATAGTGTTGAATTATTCTATACTGAATATTTAGAAGGAGATATTATGGGTAATGGTCATGATGTTAAAAATCCGTGGTTTGATAAATATGAAGAACCTGTAAGATCAATCTCAAAAGAACATATTTTTCAGTTGTATAATACAAGGAAAATGGGTTCTCATGATAGTAAAGTTAATAATCGTGCTTTCTGGATTAAGATGAAAAAACTATGTCCATCTATGAATATTGGAAAGGCGAATAAAACAAGTAAGGCTAAAATAACATTCCCTAAAAAAGAAATTGCAGATGAAGAGTATTCTAATTATTTTGGTTTATGAACTCCATATCCAGCCTGAACTTACAGGTGGTTTTGTCTCATCAGTAGTGAATACTTCATCTTCAATATCTTTTTCAATTAGTTTTGATTTGATAATTGTTAAATCTTTTTTTATATCATTAACATCTTCTTTTATTGATTTTACTTGTGATAATACATCTTGTAAAATACAATTATTATTTTTGATTTTTTTATCCATTTATACAATTATACTTTATAAATTATTTTTTTTTATTTNATATATAATTAAAATATTCTATATAATATAAAATGAGTTCTTATTGGTCGAGTGATAATGTGGTTCATATTGGAGAAGAGCAAGTTTCAATTCCTACTGAAAATGGATTGTCTTATTCTGTTAAACAGAGTGGGCGGAAAGTTCAAATNACTATTCCCCCAGAAGTTAAGTTTATGGATGGAAAAAATAGTTATTTAGAGTTTGACCTTAAAATTGATCAACCCCTCGGTGTAGGTGATACTCCTACTCGTCTTCAATTAGACCCTAATGGAGCAGGATTATTGCTAAAAAATATGAGGATTTATGATGGTTCCAGAGGAAATATTTTGGAGGAACTTGTGGAATATCAATCTTGGGTTAATCTTAAATATGACTATGATGCTGATGATAGTTTAAGAAATAAAAGAGCTCTTGAAGAAGGTGGAACTACTTGGACACCTACTAATCGTGGAACAGAAGGAACATCTCGTTCTCAAAGTGCAGATACAAGAACTAACCCTTATTTTAAAGCCCTTACTATTGGAGCAGATCAAGATACTCCGTATGATGCTACATCTCTTCAAACTTGTAAATGTTGTATTCCTATTCATGCTGGAATATTTAGTGATAAGATTTTCCCAGTTATGCTGACTAATGGTCTATATATTGAAATTGACCTCGCCCCAGCCCCAGAAGTAATTAAACAATTAGATAGTGTATCTCGTTATAGGCGTGTCCCTCTTAATGCTTCCTTCCATTCGTTAGGTGATAATGCTACTACTACATGGCTCACTACTAATACTACTGCTCAAACATCTTTCCTCTGTGCTAATTCTAATAATCTTGTAGGGGCTGATGCTGTTGCAAAGTTCCCTTTTGTAGTAGGTGAAAAAGTTAATTTTGTTAAGTTTGATGATCAATCNAAGGTGGGGCGATTTACTCAAAATGCCGTAGAAATTGGAAAAGAAGGTTTTATAATTGATGAAGTAAGACTTCATGCTTCTGGAAAGGTTGAAGTAGTTGTAGATACTCCTGCTGGATTAATTAATGATGGAACTGATGATTTAGGTGCTATTGCTATTACACAGGATTTCGTGCTATATTCAACAGCTATTAGTGAAGCTACTTCTTATGATATTGGATATACTATTTCTAATGTAAATCTAATTGTTCATAAAGTAGAATTAGACCCTTCTTATGAAAAGGGAATGATGGCTAAACTCCGTGAGGGAAAAGCAGTAGAGTTCGATATTATGTCTTGGACTAATTACAAACATTCTTCTCTGGCGAGTGATAAACAAACATCTTTTAATTTTCATGTAAATAATTCTCGTGCTAAATCTCTTNTTATTCAACCCCAAGATGCAACTATCTATCCAAATCAAGTAGCTATGACAGGGGGGAGTGAAACTCTTGCCCAAGAAACATATAAGATTACAGAAGATACTATGGATAGAAAACTTAATAGTGTCCGTAGTGCTTATTCTGGTATATGTGATGGGCTTACATCTATTCAATATCAAATAGACGGAAAACTTGTTCCTTCTCGTCCTATATCTACTCGTAAATGTGCTACTAAAAAATCTATTGATCAGTTCCCTCTATATGAACTTGAAAAGACATTATCACAGGCGGATATTACTCCTCGTTCTTTTTCCAAGTATCTTGAAAACTGGAATGTGGGTCGTGCTTTTGGTGTTCATGGTGGAGCTATGGATTTAAGAAACAAAGATTTAACTTGCATATTTAAATATGAAGATGCTGTAAATGTTCCAGTAAAAAATAAAATGTATCAGGCTTTCGTCTATCATATCCGTAGGATTGTCATTAAAGATGGCGGTGTATCTGTGGTTGTATAAATATTGTAATTTACAATATTGAAAAATAAAGTTTTATCCATCCATAAATATATCCAAGCATAAGGATTGCTCCAAGTATCCATAGTTTTTTTTCATCTTCATAATTTTCCATTTTTGTTTATTGTAATTTACAATAAAATATATTATAACTTTTTTTATTAATTTGTAGCTATATAATTAAATATTATATATACTATAAAATGACAAGTCGATATGTAGAAATCCGTCCTGATAATATTCCAGCAAACGGCAAAGTAAGTTTTAAAAATGGTTTCCCTGTATTGAGTTTTACAATTCAAGCACAGCAGGGAATACTTGATCCCAGAACTATTAGGATATGTGGAGATTTAAAAGTTTTTAAGGATAATCTTGCAAATCCAACACCTATCCTTCCAGCTGATACAAATCAAATCACTATGGACAATCGCCTCGGTATTTTCGGTGTCATGGAACAGGTTATTATCCGTCATAATAAATCAAAAATGGTGTGTGAGCATATAAGACATTATAATAAAATGCTTCAATCTTATCTTGGAGTTTCCAGTTCTAAATGTGATCTTATTTCTCACCTTAATTCAACGGCTCTATGTATGCCTAATGCTGATGCTTTCTTCCAAAGTGTAGTTTGTAATAATGCTACTGGAACACAGAAAAAAGAGTTTAGTGCCCATCTTCCAACTGGGTTCATGATGTCTGGAAATATGGTTAATCTTATGCCTGATGCTTTTGGTGGTCTTCAAATTGAAATCCATTTAGAAAGTGATGCTAATTGTTTATTCTCTCGTGTGGGTTCTACTACTGCTCCTTCTATTGTTGCAGATGCTCATTATGTTCTTGAAAATCTTAAACTAACTTGTGAGATTGCTGATATTCCTGCTGATCAAGTTTCATCTATGTCCCAGCAATCAGGAGCTATGGAGTTTAATACAATTACATCTCTCTATACTGCTATTAATAGTGCTAATGCCCAACTTCAATATTCTCTTGGATTATCCAAGGTTCAAAGTGCTTTCATGACTTTCTGTCCCTCACGGAATATTAATACACTTACTCAAAATGGACTTTCTACAACTTATCCTTCGAATAGTGATAATAGTTTAGTTCATTTTANTCGTATTCAGTTCCTTCGTGGTGGTGTCAAATATCCTATGGATTTTGATATTACTACTAATGCTTCTATTAGTGAAAATGCAGGAACTCTTCTGGCTGACAGCCAACTTGCTAAACAATTTGTAAGTGCTATTATTCCAGAAAAGGCTACTGATAGGTCTTCGGTTAGTGTAGTTAATCTTAATAGAAATTATACTATGGATATTACAAGTGCCGATGTTCCCAAGTATAGTGAAATAGCTGATGGTGGAGCTCTCTTCGGTGTAGGGGTTCGATATAGTCAATTTAACGGAGGACAGGATTTCAAGGATCAACAATTCGGTGTGTCTCTTGAAAGTGATTTAACAAGTGATAATCCCCAGTCTGTATTCATCTTTGTAAAGGCGAAAGCATCATTAGTGTATTCTCCTAATGGGGTTCAGTTAATTCAGTAAAATATGGAAATGATTTTCTATTTAAAGTATAGATAATAATATATATTATACTATAATATGGCTGGTTTTCATACAAAAACATTTTTAAAAGATGATGAATATTATACTCCTAAATATGCTTGGGAAAATATACAACAATATATTCCAAAAGATAAAATAATATGGGAAGCTTTCAAGGGTGATGGCGGTTCATATAATCATTTACAAGATTTAGGATTTAATGTTATATGTAATGATAATGATTTTTTTGAAAGTAATGAAGGAGAGATAATTGTTAGTAATCCTCCATTTAGTAAATGTAAATCAATAATGCCTCGATTAAAAGAATTAGATAAACCTTTTATTTTGATAATGCCTTCAAGTAAAATAAATACAAGTTATTTCAGGGAGAACTTTAAAAATAGTGATAGTCAATTACAAATAATTATTCCAAGAAAAAGAATACAATTTATTAAAAATGGAGAACAAACTAAATCTTGCAACTTTGATTGCTTTTATTATTGTTATAAAATGAAACTTCCAAGAGATATAATATGGCTGGAATAATCTTAAAAATAAAATATATACTATAATATAAATGGATATTGAAGACTGGGAAGAAGTTATAAGTTTTTATGCAAAAAGAGGAGATGTCGATACTATACATGAAATAAGAAGATTATTAAAAAAAATAACTGATGAGTTTATTAATCAAATAGAAGATCCTGATTATTCAACAGAAGAGAGTGTATCAAGTGAAGAAGAATTAGAATATGAAGAGGAGCTAATATCCGTGAAGATGGATGGAGATTTTTTATATTGTGAATAATTCTCAAAATTAAATATTGTAAATTACAATAATCTTAAACTATTTAAGGGTTCATCGTTATATAGTAGTATAACAAATAAAAATATGGCTCCGTCAATCTTCTCTGGACTGCCTAATGACCTCATCATCAACATCATCAAGATTAACACTATTAAGATGAATATTGAAAAGGAGGAAATAAAAAATAAATTAAAATTATGTATGGATAAAATAGAAAATGTTCCATTTACTTATTGTCCTAATTATGACCCAGAATATCATAAAGACAAATCAGTATTTTATAAAGTAGCAAGTGAGTTCTGGAAATCATACAAGTATGAAATAGATACAGATGAAGATGAGAGTGATGAAGATGATAATGAGGATTATGCATTAATTCCAGATACAGATACAGATGAAAATTAACTTTTTTTTTATAAATATTCTTTTCTCTACATTTAAGATTTTATTTTTTTATTTATGTTATATATAAAATATTATATATAATATAAAATGAGTGAAGCTAAACCCATGAGTTCTCCTGATGACCCTAAACCTGTTTCACAGGGAGGAGGTATTCCTGACTTTATTAGACTTGGTGAAATTGGTTCAACTGGAATGATGAAAGTTGAAACAGACCTATTAGAGCCTGTAATTTTAAATGATCCTTCAAGTTCTTCGGTAGATGGTTTTGTTCGATTTACTCTACAAAATAAGGGATTTCTTCATAGTAATTCTAAATTGTTTGTATCTCTAACACCTGCAAGTGCTCGTGCTGGTGTCAATCTTGCTACTGGAATTGGACAGGTTATTAAAAAGGCTGTTCTTAAAGTTGGTAATCAAACCCTAAATGAAATTAGTGATTGGTCATATTTACATCAAATTAAATCATCTCTTATCTCTGGTGAAGTGCAGAGGGAAAGGGAACAATATTTAACTGGTCGTTGTATGGATCATGAGTTCCTATATACTGAAACTGGCGGAGCATCAACTAATAACAATCT